AATGTGTGAAACTCTGTCTAGATCAATTAAAGAAGATTCAGGGTGGTTTAACTCTGATGTGGACAATCCTTTTGAGATTGCTCCCTTATAGTTCTCGGCTTCTCTTTTTAATATCTTCTCAGGATAGAATCTACCATTTCTATTTGGTGTGTCATACTTCTGAAGAACAGCATAAAATTCAAATGGATTTCTATAATCCAAATTTGAGGCTTCTTTTAAAATATCTACATTGAATTTATCTTTAGGAGAAACCCATCCTGCGTCCATTTCAATTAATATGCCATGTCCGACTTCGTTAGATTCTAATATTCTTAAATTTTTCATTTAATCTTTTCAAATAAATATAGGAGTAATTGTACTTTTGTTACTCTATTTCTTTCTTAGATAAAGAAAAATCAAAATATTTGTTTTTATAGATGTTATTTCGGTAAATGTTTCTAACAATTGCCTTAACTGAGTCTTTAATTTCTTTATCTTTAAAGTCTAACTGTACAATAGTGTAGAGGTTAATTTCTAAGTTAAAGAAAGACTTTTTTCCTTGATTAATACCGCTTGTTCTTAAATCTAAATCAACAATACTTTTATCCTGAAAAAATTTTGTGTTTATTGAGTCAAAAACAGAATGTTTTATTTCTCTCTCTAAATTACAAACAATTCGATTCCAATTATCATAGTCATCTTTTGGGGCTACCCAAGATTGTATATTAATATAAACAGATTTTAGATTCTTGGAGTCAACAGTACCGTAGACCGACTTTATTGGATTGAATAATTGTATTTTGACATTTTTTCCTTTTTTCATTCATTTAACTTATTGGGAATGTTTATTTCTATTCAAGAATAACATATTAAACACTCATAGTCAAAGATATTTAAATAATAGTAAAACTATTAGATTATGTTAATTATTGAAGTTAAGAATGGGGATAGCATTGAGAAAGCCTTGAAAGCTTTTAAATTAAAAGTTATCAAGACTAAACAATCCCAAAAATTAAATGAGAGGAAAGAATTCACCAAAGACTCGGTAAATAGGAGAACACAGAGATTAAAGGCGATCTATGTCCAAAAAAAGAATGAATTATTAGATTGACTCTTCAAGGTTCTTTAATTTAACAAAATTCATTCTGTCAAATTTTTCACCATTGATTCTATCAATTGTTTCTGAGATTTTTGTCTTTGTTTCAGAATCATTTTCCTTACCCAAAATTGCTTGTAATTTTGATACAGTACTCTCTTTAAGGGTTTCGAATTGACTTTCGAGATCCTTTTTATTTTCTGTAACTAATTGGAAAAATTCTTTTTTAGAATTTTCGTCTAAAGTTTCAATGTAACTATCAAGAGTTCTATTCGCAATACTAATCATTGATTTAATTGGAATATTAATTGATTCTTTAACTGATTTTTTTTCTGTGGTTAGAATTTGAACAATATTCTTTTTTGCCTCAACTCTATCCAATAAATTAAGATTTTGAGAATAAACTAAGGTATCAATATCAGAATATATATTTTGGTTAGACGATTCTACTAATTTAAGTTTATTAACCTTTGTGATTAATTGTTGTAGTAGATTAACACCTTCCTCTAAAAATTCTTTGGCATCACTATTAGATAATCCCTGAGGTGAGCTTAATTGGTCATATAATGAATAAACCTTTGACAAGTCCTTGTCGTTTATTACGTTATTTTTGAATTCTTTTAAAACATTTTTAAACTTTTTTTTGTCTGTATATGTTTCGAGAAGATTCTTTTCTATTTCTGTTTTAAAAGTTCCGAAGGTCATCTTATTTGTTTTTAGATAAATATTATTAATTTAACAACTTATTTAATTCTTTTGACATTTCTCCCAAAGATTCTTGTCCTTGTCCCAGATCTAAAAATGTAGATCCGTCAATCATATTGGTTTCCAATAACATATTTAAGCTGTTCATTCTTGATTCTGGTGTTACTGCCGCTTCAGGAGCTGGTGCTTCTCCTCCTTCAGGTCCCGCTGGTGGAGCTTCTCCTCCTTCAGGTCCCATAGGTGGTAAACCCTCTATTGGTGGCGGAGGTGCTGTTACTTCTCCACCTGCAGCAACTTCTCCTGCTGCCGCAGCTGTTGCTCCTGAGGTATTACCATAAAGTTTGTCGATATTATCAAAAATACCTGTTTTTGTAATTACGGTTGCGGTTGCCTTTAATTCTTCACCAACTGCTCTTTCGATTCTTTGTTGTTGTAGATCAAGTTTAATCTCTTCATCTGAGAATCCAAAGATATGTTTCTTAGCCCAAGTAGACGATGTAGGTTGAATGCCATTTCCAGGGTCAGAAACCAAGTCTTTATATAGAAGAACTTTTTCTTTCCATATATCAACTTTCAATAGATCTGCCTGAGTAGATGGGTTCGTAAGTCCTAATGTGAAATTCGACAATTCGTCTTCAAACCCTAGTAGGAATAAATGTATGATTGCAATTTTATTTAACTCGGCAATCATACTTTTTTGAATACGATTAATTGTACGGGCAAATCTAATATCTTGTAACGCAAGATTTTTACCATCACCAACAACTTCTTCAAATCCTAAGAACGCCTTAGGTACACGAAGAGCCGTTAATAATTTCTTTTGGATGTATTCAATATCCGCAATTTCTGATAAGTTTGTTGCTCCAGGTAAAGTTGTAATTGGGTCAGGAGCGTTAGGGTCACGAACAGGGATAAAATAATCTTGGTCTACCGCCATTTGGTTAAACCTCATATCCACATTACCTGTTTTACTATCAACAATTTGTTCTCTTTTGAATTTGTTCGCAACTCGTTGAACATATGCCTCAACATCATCATCATTCATATTACCAACAAAGACCTTAAACATTCTTCGTTCAGGCGCTCTTGATGTACGATAGATTAACATTGCATCTTCAGAAAGTAATAATTGCTTCCAAATTCTTCTGGCTTTCTCTAACATTGATGTTCCGTATGGAAGTTTTCTATCGTCACCTAGTAACCTAAAGTGAGCAATCTCCCATGATTGGAACTCCATACTCTTATTTTTCCAAGTAAAATGCAGAGCTTTTTTCTGAGAATCTAATTCTTTTGTAATATCAACAGAAATCTTTTGGCTCACGCCAACTTCATGTCTTTCAATTTCAATTGTTGGAAGTTGTTGTACACCTACCACTCCTCTTTCAGGATCTAGTTTTAAATAAACAAAATTGTCCCCGTACTTACAGGTGTTTCTTGTCCACATTGGTAGGTTTGTGTTAATATCCAAAGAATTATTAAACAAATCTGCTAACACGCCTTTTATTCTTTTAGATTCGGAATAAATTTGTAATATAAACCCATCTTCATTTGTTGTTGTCGATTCTTCAGCGTATATATCTAATGCCGCAGAGATTTCAGGAGTATACTCCATACTTTCATAATCATACTGAGCGGATAGTCGTGATGGTTCATAATAGATTGCTTGAGAATATAAGTTATTCTCAACCTTAGCCCATTGATTGGTTAGGTAATAAGTTTGTTGGGCTTGTAACTTTTCTTTTTCGTATTCTTCAATACTTGGAGTGCGTAATAATTCCTTTTTATCAAACTTGAAGGTTGGATAATCCTGATTTAATAGTGAGTTCGGTCCAAATGTTTTCGACAGTCTTTGCCATACCGTCATATCTTGTTCTGCCATAGTACAATTTTACATATTCCTTTGATAATATAAATACTTATCTACTACCAAATAACCACCCATATTGTTTATAATCATTTAAAGTTGCCCCCTGATTCATCGGATTCTGTCTTCCCATTTGTGGAACCATAGGATTAAAAAATTCTGAAGTGTTCTTATTCTCGTTCATCACTGTTGCCCAAGAATTTATCATTGCCTTTGTATGGTTAACAACTTTTTCTAACGATTGGAATGATTTCTCTGCGACATATAACGCCATAGATATTGACATTATACAATCATCGTGATGTCCTTTTTGATGATCTGGTCTCCCACTAATATAGATAAAGGTATTCATTTCATTAAATAATCTACTTGAATAGATTTTAAATCCATGTCTTAATGATTCCTCAAATGAAGATATAATTTGAACTCGTTTATTGTTAAAATTTATACCAGGAATCTTTTCGTTAATTTTTGGATCATATTTCCATTTGTTTGTTGTGTCAACATTATCAACATACATTCCTGAGGCGTATCCCAATTCTTGTAATTTTCTTGCTGTTGCAACTCCCATACCACCAGTTAAGTCCACAACACAATATGCGTTATACATGGTTCCCCACTTATAAGCAATTTCAGCAATCACATCTGGTGGAACTTTACCAACATATTCTAATACTTGTTCCCTATTGTCGAAATCAATAATTTCTATTGATGAAAAATCTTCAGAATCTCCTCTTGACACATCGACGCCCATAACATATTTGTGACCATTCTCAGGTTCTTTAAATATCCATAGACTTCCACCCATCATTTTTGCTTGGGGTGTCACAATGTGGTTTTTGGAGATATTCTGTAATAAATCCGAATCAAATACATTATCACCTGATCCCAAAAAGTTACACTCTAACTCCTGAGCAACCTTTCTTCTATCAAACTTTAATTTTTTTACCATTCCTTCAAACCAAGAAGAACATGGTTTATATCCTTTAGAAATATAATCAGTAACAATGGAGTTATCTCTCTCGTACGCATTACTGATTGATAGGTCAACTACAACATCTTTAGGGTACTCTTCCCGATTTAAAAGGAAATGAACTAAATCTACAGTTTTAACCATATAAAGATCCTTCGTATATCTTGGATCCCTGTACCAGAACATTTCCGATATTTTAAAATCGTTAATGCCTCTTAATGATTGATCATAGATTTCATAATAGATTGGATCATATCCGTTTGGGGTTGATACAACAATAACTTTACCCCCTGTTGAAAGGGATGCCATACAGGCTGCCCAGAAATCACCATCGGCTTCAATATATGCCGCCTCATCAAATATTAGTGTTGTAGGGGTATATCCACGAAGTGCATCTTTTGAGGTTGCAACCGCTTTTACCTCACAATTGTTTGTTAACTTAAAATGTCTTTGTGAATTCTTTTCTTGTGAAAATCCAATGCCAACCCAAGACGGCCATTGTTCTGTAAACCCTCTAATTTTATTTGCCATTTCGACAGCGGTGTCGAGTTTATTGGCAATAATTAGAAATTTTTCTGGCTTATTTTTCTTTGCAAATACTAACCTTTTAGACGCCCACGCGGCTGTCACTGTGGAAACCCCCGCCTGTCTATATTTCAGGGCTATATTCTCATTATATTGGTCGTAGTCCTCAATTAACGATACTTGGTCGGGGAATAAATCTAACGGAACATATCTCTGAACCGTATTATCGTATGTTTGTAAATAAGTACGAAGTGCATAAGGGGTATTCCTCATACACTTCGTCACTTCAATAATTAATTGTTCTTTATTCACTATTTTTTATTTGGGACGATAAATTCCTAAACTACCCAAAAAATCATCAAGACCTTCATCGTCGTCATCATCCTCATTTTCGTCGGAATCAATACCTTCTTCCTCTTTATAATTCTCAAACTCATTTTTTAATCTTTTCGCTTCTTTCATAATCTCTTGAAATTTTGCGGTTGCCTTTTTAACCTTTGTGGGGTCTTCAGAAATCGCATTTCCGATTATCTCTAAGAATTCTTGGGCGGGAATTTGGTATAAATTTATGTGTAACCAATTAATAAGCCCTTTGTTTTCCGGATCAAACATTTCATCAGGAAGAGCAAATCTAATTTTTTCCACGATTTCAGGACCAATCCTAAGTTGCATTGGTTCATTTGATAAGACATCAGTCTGTCCCATAACTCTTTGAGCCAATTCAGAATCTTTTGGTAATCCGTGTCTTCCTTTCGCTTCTTCTAATCCCTTAAGGATTTCGTGAGTTAAAATTGGAAAAATTAATCCACTGGCAATAATTTTTGTGTCAGGCTTTTCTTCACCTTCTTCTCCTTCATCGTCATTGTCATCTAATTGAGTAGATCCCGCAACACCTTGTCCTGTTTGACTCATCATCTCAATCATTTGTTCCATTGTAAAATACAAAAAGTCATTGATCGCCATTATTCCCAAATAATCATTATAAAGATTTGGGTCAATTTCGTCTAACCTTGCTTTTACATCTGGTTTTTGAAACAAATAATGTCCTTTTTTTGCAGCTCCTTGAATGATTGCGTTTATAATATTTCTTTTGTGTTTTTCTATCTCAAATTCTTCATCAGGAGTTAGGTCTTCCACATCAACAAAAGGAATATCGATTGATTGTTCCTTTTTTTCATCTTTTTCAGGTTTCATTCTAAAGTTAGAAACATCAATTGGCTCACGATTTAATCTTGCGTCAATTTCGAACCAATTTTCTGGAATCTCTGTCTCTTCAAGAGATGCTTGTTTGGCTAACTCCTCAAGTTCATCTCTATGACGAGATTCGATACTAATAATTCGTGGTACTTTAGCCATCATTTCTCGAAATATCACCGATTGTACTTGTTGTGAACTTAAATCCGCAATTCCTGTTACTTGTCTTAACTTATCGGCAACTTTACTAAATCTGGCGCTAACCAATCTTTCAACATCAGCACTTCCTTTTTTCATTGCAGGATTCTGCGCATATAAATTTTCAGGACTACCGAGTTTTCTTTCTAAACTTGGATCCATTCTCTCAGGAGTTGTCCCGTAATTAATCTGTTCTTTTAATTTTTTTGCCATTACTTTTTTTCTATAAGATTAATAATTAAATCAATAATGTTCTCTTTGGCATTATCAGGAGAAACTGCCTTTGGTGCTGGTTTAATTCCAGGGTTAGGATTAAAACCGGGATGACGAGGTCTTGTGTTTGGTTTAGTTCCAGGTTTAACTGGTGTTCTAACTGGTGTTTTCACAGGAGCTTCTAATTCATTTTCTGTAAGATAATTCATTAAGTCTTTTTTGGTGATACGAGGTTGTAAATTCTTTTCGACGATTTTCATAATTTCGTCTTCAAGAAACAAAGATAATGGATTTTTTCCTTCTTTCAAAGATTGTTTCACATCTTTAACACATCTTTCATACTTGTTATTCTCCTTCGCATTCCATAGATGCCTTTTAGATGTACCAAACTCTCTAGATAATTGTGATGTACATATAGCCCAAGGATTAGATTTTTTTTCTTCATCTAATTCCTCAAACATTCCCATTCCATCGTCATCATTACCAAAACCATCATCTGTTGATGGGCCTACTTGTTCAGGATCTTGGGTTTCTACATCTTTATTTGGGTCATCAGATACTTCAACATCTTCCTCAACTTCTTTTTTTTCTGTCACTGAGACATTAACTCCTTGAGCGTTTAATTCTTTGGCGATTCCGGCGGCATTTGGATTTTTGCTACTTACCATTGTCGTACCCTTACCCGCCACCTGTTCATTAATTAATTTAGAATATAAGATGTTAATTTGTGATTCAGTTAATTTACCAACAGTTTTAGAGGAAAGACCCTTTTCGATTAATTCGTATGCCTTAATATTAGTTTTCATATACAACTTTTTTTTCAAACTCTAAAATCATATCCTTCTCGTAGAGTTTGTCTTTTATTTCTTGTTCGGAAGTTCCAAATCTGAATACCAATCTTTTTTGTGGTTCATCTTCATCTGTCTCCCACGCCAAAGCAATAATATCGTCCATTGCGTCTGCCATACAAAAAAAATCGGAGTTCTGAATCAATTCCAATTTAATATTAGTATTCTTCAAAACTCCAACTCTCTTAATATATTTTAAATCAGGAGAGGTTGGATATCCGCTACAAGGCTTATTTTCCCAGTATCCCCCCCACACATCCAGACTATCTGAGAAAATAAACTCGTAAAGATTGTCCCCTTTATAATTGGGTCCAAGTCCATTTACGTAGATTAAATTACTCATAAAATCAGACCTTCTGGTGATATTTTAACTTGTGATCCTTTATTTTCAAAAACCAAATTTTTCTTGTTAGTTTTACCAACAATTTTTGCTTGAGTATTTTCTTCTAAGAATTTCTGTGCCGCAAGTTCTTGTTCAATAGTTTCAGTTAGTTTAACAACTGCATTCATTTGTTTTCTTGACTCAGAAATTTTCTTTAATGTTTTTTTGGTTTCTCTTTCTTTGTTTTCTAAAATTTCTTGTTTAGTTACTTCAAAATATTTAGAAATAACCTTATCTACTTTAGATTCTCCGAAGATACCATCAAAAATTTTTGTATGATTTTCCTCGTCTTCATCTTCATCGTATGATTCTTCCATTTCACTTTCAGATGGTAATTCTTCTTCTTGGTTATCAGTATCATCTACTTCTTCCTCGTCATCACCACCAAAGTCTTCTTCAGATGCAAAATCTTCTTCTTGATCGTTTTCAAACTTAG